AATTCGTCTCCGAAGAAATCGAACGGGCGGGGCTTTCCGACGTGGTGAGCCGCTTTATGTTTGAATGCACACGCGAATCAGTTAACGATCAATTCCGGCGCGGGTTGTACGACGTTACCGGCAAAGAAATAAAGATTTTGAAATGAATATCCTATCCCTTTTTGATGGCATAAGTTGCGGACGACTTGCATTAGATCGGGCGGGAATCCCCGTCGAAAACTACTTTGCGTCCGAAATAGATAAATTCGCCATGCAGGTAAGCAAGGCAAATTGGCCGGATATTCAGCACATTGGCGACGTTCGCTATATTCGTGCTGTCGATTTCCCAAAAATAGATTTGTTGATCGGCGGTTCTCCCTGCCAGGGCTTTTCCTTCGCCGGTAAGGGGCTGAACTTTGAAGACCCGCGCAGCGCGTTGTTTTTTGAGTACGTCAGGATTTTAAATGAAGCAAAAAAGATAAATCCAGATATTATTTTTCTGCTTGAGAATGTTCCGATGAAGCGGGAACACCAAATGGTAATTTCAAAATATCTTGGCGTTGAGCCGATTGAAATAAACGGAGCATTGGTTTCTGCACAAAATCGCCGCCGCCTGTTTTGGGCAAACATCAAAGCGCAACAGTTTAATCTTTTTGGTGATATGATTTCGATGATCCCGCAACCGAAAGACAAGGGGATTTTATTGGGGGATATTTTGCAGCCTGTTGAGGAAGTGAATAAAAAGTACTATTTGAGCGAAAGCGCATTGAACAGGCTTGAAAGAAGGATGAACGGCAAATTTTCAAAGCCTTGTATTGACACAGAAAAAAGCGGAACGGCAACAACGCGCAGTAATTCTGGAAGAATGCAATTAGACAGCGGGGCTACGCTGGTCAAGGTTGATATTGCGGGGCAGATTTCTCCGAATCAACAAAAGGCCGGATGCTTCACTGCCGGCGGGAATTCCGCCGGTAATCATTCCGATATGGATTTGATTTTTATTGAACAAACGCCACGAGGAAACAATAACGGCGGGGCAAAGGCTTTGAATGGTAAAACGCCGTCTGTTTCTGCAAATAACTGGCAACACAACAACCATTTATCAGGCCAATACCGTCGATTAACCCCGGTTGAAGTAGAACGCCTTTTCACTTTGCCGGATGGGTACACATCCGTTGTTTCAGATTCGCAACGTTACCGTTGTATGGGGAATGGATGGGTAGTTGATGTTATTACGCACATTTTAAGCCATATTGAAAAATGACACCCGACCAACGCACCATTTACAATTTTATCCGTGCCAACGGCACCGCCACAACGGCGGATATTGTCGCTCTTGAAGGCGGGCAATACTATTGCAACGCAGAAGCGCACATCGGCACCCGTCTTTCGCGCATGGTGAACGCCGGCATGATCGAAAGGGTAAAGCCTGGGGTGTTCAGGATTGGAAACGGAAAAAAGCCGGATAAGGCGTCTGTTGTTGTGCCTGTGGATGAAAACCAAACAACCCTTTTTTGATATGAAACGCATCTTTTTTTACGTCTACTTTTTCCTGCAAGAATTTGGCAGGCAAGACCAAATGCTTTTTTCCGGCATTAGCGCTCCATGCAAAAAGCATTGGATTAAAACTCGCAAATTCGTTTCGACATCGCACCTTTTAGCAAAATTGCGTTGTGATATTTATTTCAGAACATTAAGCGCAAAATGAAAACTCCCGCCCGCAAACCAGCCACAACGCCAGACACGCCCAACCTTTCGAAAATAGGCGAGGCCGTCAAAAAGACATTTGTAACGGCGATAAAGCGGGCAATGTCCTGCACAGATGTGGAAGCGGAAAAGATGTTCGCCGAAATGGTACGCCGGGGGGATGTGCGGGAATGCGGGGCTGTTGGTCTTTTGAATGATGTAAAAAAATATATTTACAAAGGTATTGCAAATAAATAAAGCGCGATTATCTTTGTCCCGTCGAACACAAGTTACAAGAACTTTGCAGCCCTGCCCCGCTCCCTGATGTGTTCGACGACTTTTCATCGGGGCGGGCTGCGTTTTTTAAATGTCGAACACAATGCAAGAATACATTTCTTTTCTCGAAAGCAAACGCCATTCCGGCCAAAATCACGGCATTGATCCGTTATGGCTGCCTGATGGTATGTTTGATTTTCAGAGGTATGGCGCTGAACACGCCGTCCGAAAAGGACGGCAAGCACTGTTTTTTGATACCGGGCTTGGCAAAACTCTTATTGAATTGGTCATTGCGGCCAATTACGTTAGGCACACCAATAAGCCCGTATTGATTCTTACGCCTTTGGCTGTTGCTTTCCAGTTCATTTCCGAAGCAGAAAAATTCGGCATTGACGATGTTGAGCACACCAGAGACGGAAAGTTTTCCGGCAAAATTATTCTGTGCAATTACGAACGATTGCACCATCTTGACCCGGCAGACTTTTCGTGTGTCATCTGCGACGAAAGCAGTATTTTGAAGGATGCGGAAGGCCAAACCCGGGCGGATGTTACCAATTTCCTGAAAAAAGTACCGTACCGTTTTTTGGCGACCGCCACCCCTTCGCCGAATGATTTTATCGAACTTGGCACGAGTAGCGAGGCATTGGGCTACATGGGCTACATGGATATGCTCACCAAGTTTTTCAAAAACAATGAGGACACAATAAGCCCGCAGGGCATCGGCGTAAAATGGCGGCTTAAAGGACACGCCGAATCTGCATTTTTTGAATGGGTTTCCAGTTGGTCAGTAAGCGCCCGCAAGCCGTCCGATCTTGGTTTTAGCGACGCCCGGCACATTTTGCCGGAATTGATTGAGCGCGACCACACTGTGAAAAACGACGCGCCGCTTTGTGTCAACGGGCAATTTGAGATGTTCAACCGTGTAGCCCGAACCATGCCGGAAATTAAAGCAGAAACCCGGGCAACGGTTGAACAGCGCTGCGAATATGCCGCCGACCTTGCAAAAGAGCACGACTTTTCAGTTTTTTGGTGCAACCTCAACCCGGAAGCGGATTTGCTTGAAAAAATTTACCCCGGGGCTGTTCAGATTAAGGGGTCAATGAAACTCGAAAGGAAGGAAGAAATCCTTTTGGCATTTTCGCGAGGCGAAATCAAAAAGTTGATTACCAAACCGCGTATAACAGCTTTTGGCCTTAACTGGCAGCACTGCAACCATACAGTATTTTTCCCTGGATTCTCTTATGAGCAGTATTACCAGGCAAAACGCCGATTCCACAGATTCGGGCAAACCCGTACCGTCTATGTTGATCGGGTTGCTTCCGATGGTCAAGTCCGCCAAATACAAGCCCTTGAGGCAAAGGGGAAAAAGGCGGACGAACTTTTCACCCGTCTGAACGCCAATATCAACCGGGATTTTTTGGCGGCAAAAGCAAAATTTGACAAACAAATCTCCCTTCCTTCCTTCATCTAAAAAAAAGAATAAAATGCAGGTCAAAGAACAACTTATTACCGATAACTACGCACTGTACAACAGCGATTGTATGTATGTCCTTCCGACACTTCCTGAAAAGTCTGTCGATCTCGTTGTCTATTCTCCGCCTTTTGCGGGGTTGTATCAGTACACAAGTTCGGAAAATGACTTTTCCAACTGCGAAAGCAAGGAACAGTTTTTGGAGCAATACGAATTTTTGATTGCGGAACTTGCCCGCGTTACAAAGCCAGGCTGTATCAACGCCGTACACTGTACCGACATCATCGACAGCAAAACGGAAAATATGTGGGATTTCCCGCATGAAATTATCCGGTTGCATGAAAAGCACGGATTCAATTTCAAAAACCGGATTACTGTTTGGAAAGAGCCTTTGAAGGTGCGTATGCGGACGATGGTTCGCAGCCTGATGCACATGAACATCGTTGAAGATTCAACCAAGTGTTTTACGGCCATGCCGGACCAAGTTCTTGTGTTTGAGCGCAAAGGTGAACGCGAACGCCACGTTACACATCCGTTCGGGCTTACGCACTACGCAGGGGACACGCCGCTTTTGACCGAACACCTTTCGGCATTTGGATTGCCTATGAAAGACTTTGAAGGGCAGTACAAAGATTTTGAGGCGTTCCATGAGGCGTATATGTGGGCGAGTTTTGAGGCTTTCAAAAAGAAGTGGGAAGGGCATGAAGACCCGTACAGCAATAAGTTTTCCCACATCGTTTGGCAGCGTTACGCCTCATCGGTTTGGGACGACGTTAGAATAAACAACGTTTTGCCGTTCCGCGATGCAAAAGATGAAGACGATGAGAAACACGTGCATCCTCTCCAGTTAGATGTGATTGACCGCTGCGTTGACCTTTGGAGCAATCCAGGCGAGGTTGTTTTAACCCCGTTTATGGGTGTCGGCAGCGAAGTGTTTTCTCCTGTGTCGATGGGGCGTAAGGCTATCGGGGTTGAACTGAAAGAATCGTATTTCAAGCAGGCGGTTTTGAACTGCAAAGAGGCCGAAAAGCGGTTTTTGCAATCGCGTCCGCTTGAACTTTTTGACGTGGTTGATCAAATTGAAACGCTATAATATGCCCGCAAAACTCGCAATACCTGCCCGCCCGGCCTGCCTGATCGGCATCGACCCCGGCACAAACACCGGATTGGCCATCAAGATGGGCGGTAATTTCAAGGTCATTCAAACTTGCAAAATCTGGCTGGCGCTAAATATCGTTCATCAATGGGCGGATTGCCACGTCAGGAGCAGTGTCCTTGTCCGCATCGAAGACGCCCGGCAAAGGACATGGTTCGGCAACACCGGGCCGGAAAAGTGGAAAGGGGCCGGGAGCATCGGGCGCGATTGCGCGATTTGGGAAGAAACCTTAACCGAATTGGGCATACCGTTTCAGATGGTTCACCCGA